TTATATTTTTGTAACATATATATTATCAATATAATATAACGTATCAATTACCACGTATATTTCATGCTTGATAATAAACAAATTCCGGTTAAAATACATAAAGGACACAGTTTGCGTAGTTTGAAACACCCGGTTAAACATAACCGATATTATGTATTTGACTTTGATGAAACAATCGGTTCTTTTTCCGATTTGTATATTTTATATAAATGTCTGACTAGTTTGCAAATAAATTATCCTCTTGAATTATTTATAAAAGAACAACTTGCTATTTTTCAAGAATTCTTCCGCCACGGGATATTAACCATATTTAAATACATAAATCATCAAAAACAAAAAGGTTTATGCAATGGAATCTATGTATATACAAACAACACATGCATTCCCATAACCTGGACAAATTATATAATGCGTTTTGTTGAGAATGAGATACAACAACCCGGATTTTTTGATCATATTATACGTGCATTTAAAATAGATGGTGAAGTGGTGGAATGTTCTCGTACCACAATGGACAAAACGTATTCTGACTTAACACAATGCGTTGACCTTCCCGAAGGCGCGTTAGTTTGTTTTGTGGATGACTTACAACACGTTGAAATGATGCATCGACATGTACTATATATTCAACCCTATTCTTATTCACATCATCTTACACAAACGGAAATTATTGATCGATTTGTTGCTAATTACCCCAATGCAGAACCGAGTTTGAAATCGTCTATAAAGTCATGGTATTGTAATAATAACAATGAATACAAGTTAGGTAATCATATGAAAACACCAAATGAACTAGCAATTGATATAGAGGTTACTAAAAAAATGTTCCATTATATTAAAAAATTTATACGCATTGTTAAAAAACGAATTCTCACGAGGTCGAATCGTATAACTTCTCTTTGCAAAACTCGTAAAAATCGGACGGATGAATAGTATACAGACCACCATCATACAGATAATCATATATTGAGTATTCGTCATACAAATTCGTGGTACATATCGTTCGTATCAATACATAGATAATACTGTAATTTTTGAAACAACCGTGTTGTAAGTGTTTTTTATATTTCATAAAATAGGCGTACGCATCGGGACGCGAGGTTCTGTTGAAAATGATCCCATCAATAAATCCAACGATAATGACTTGTTTTTTTCTGTCATTTTGTAACAATAAATCGATCATTTTATAGTTTGATTCGTATAATCCGTCACGATGATGTTCACTAATCAAATTGATACATTTGAAGTTTTTTGCAATTTCAAAAACATGTCTGCATTGTTCAGTACGAATATCCATAAATATCTATAATATTGTTCCATTGTATCTATACTTGTTATGAAACGAAATCTTTTATTTGCGATATATATTGTTCGTCTATCGTGAGTTTTTGAAAGGTCACACAGTCGTCCAGTCGATAGTTGATAAAACGTTTACCACATTTACATAAAATTTGAGTCCCATTTTCAGGAAATGTCACATTTACCAAAACACCTCCATTAGTGAGTTTTCCATTCCGAATCCATCGTATATGTCGTCCCTTATGTAATAGGTATACTCTATCAACCAACCGATATCCCTTTATTTTTTGCATGGCATTTTGGACATCTTCTTCGGTAGAATATGTTTCACATAATACTTCGTAGTTCTCCTTTGCTATGTTTTTTGCAGTATCGTGTTCAAGATATCGTATATCCACGTTTTCGGACGCTTCCAATATGCTTTCTATATCTAATAATGCGCTATCTTGGTCTACCGCATTCCTTTCGGCATGTATAAGAGACTTTATATCTTTTGAAAACATATAAAGTGTAAAAGACAGATGTTTATATCCTTCTGCAATGAACATAATATGTGCATGTGACAAGCGTTATGGGATCGGGTTTCGTGGAAAATTACCCGATTGGACTTTAGACGGGGATCTCAAACGATTCAAAAAATTAACCGTTGGTAATGGTAATAATATCGTTATTATGGGTAAAAATACCTTCGAATCGCTTGGCAGAAAACGATTGCCCGATCGAGTGAATATTGTTGTTTCAAATACTTTGTTTGAAATATATCAAAATTTGAGTTGCGACGATTCCCACATACTATCTTTAGTAAGTTATATGTATGATAATGGTCATGATGACAATGATGGTTATGTAGCGTTTGTGTCTAGTATCATAGATGCATATAGTTATGCATTACAAATCCTTAAAAAGAAGAAAGTATATGGGGAGATATGGTTGATAGGTGGAGCCCAATTATACGAATCTGCAGTCCAACAATGGTTAGTAAGTTGCATACATTTGACTTATGTCGATGAAGAATATCCATGTGATACATTCTTGTTACCTCAAACAATCACATATATTGATAAAATCAGATTAAAATATAAACCCGTATGTATTTCGGATGTGACCACTCCATACCATATTATAACAAATCGACCGTTTTGATTACAGGTGTGACAAACATACGGGTTACAATATCTAAAATTTGGTCGTTTGACAGCAAATAGACTGCACTTGCAAAAACGAGTGTTTGATCGTTTGTCGTAAATGATACGTTTTTACGTAACGGGTTAAATCGTAGTATCAAAACAAACGCAATAAATGTACGAAGCCATGTATTGAGCACTTTCGCGTACTCTGGATCGATATAAGCAATACCTACGATGGATACTAAATATAATGTGTATATTATTCCGATTATGATATAATATACATGCGTGGAAAATGTACCAACGAATGAATCAATCAACTGGATCATCTTTATACTATACAATTATTTTTGTTTGGAATTTGCTTCGGAACGACTTAACCATCGTAAAGGTCGCCATTCAACGTACGATACGTTGTTTTCTGCAGTAGGTAACCCAGGGATAATGGATTGCAATACATAATACACACAATCTCGCAACTTATTGCGATGAATTTCATCCATCGGCATTTTATATTGAAAATAACTGTCGAATAAATCAATGGCTTCTTTAGTGGGCTTATTTTTATTTGCGCCTTCTGATATGAAATACTTTTTAATAAATGTATTCACTGCATCGTTCAATGTGGATGCATTAGACGTATTTTTAATATTAGTCACAGTATATCCATATACTTCTGTTAATCCTACTGCATAACGGTTTGAGGTTTTTTGTTGTTCCAATGCCGTACCAAATCCAGTAACGGATACCCCTCCGCCGTTCAAACGCGCATGTATCATCGACGAAGCAGTGCGTGCATCTTGTTCGGCTTTACGTGCAGCGGCATCTGCCTGTTGCTGTTTGTCCCACGCATCCGCTATACCACTTAAACAACTATCGGGACACGCTAATCTACAATCATCGTCGTCTTTACACCGGGACTTGTCATTATTGTCGTCGTTTAGATTTGGTTTGGACGGGTCATTATTTGAACTAGACTTGTCATTCGGAGTTGTATTTTCACTTGCATCGCCAGAGGTTGACGTTATCGATAAATGTTCACTCGGGTATGTAAAAGGTTGACCTACATATAATTCATACGTTGGGACTTTTTGATATAAAATATCGAACGGTTTATCTTTAGTCCATACGATCGGTGGCCAAGATACAGTTGGTTTGTGATTATCCACTGTGGGGATATTGGGAATAACGATATTTATCAAGTAATATCCAACATCAGTTAATTTTTGACGATTTTCTTCGGTTATTTTTCCCTTGTTTACGCAGTGGGATTTGTATAAATCGATTGTCCCTGCATATGGAAGTCCTGTCACATCAAAATATTTGGCAATTTCTTTATCGATCATCTGATTCATCGTTTCTCCAAGATAATCGGGGGACTTGGGCATATCCCAATCTGCATCGTATTCGGGGTTAATAATGGGTCGTGGCAGAGTTCGTGCACCTTCGCGCAATGGGAGATTCATACTACATACAAATACACCAATCAAATAACCAAGTATCATAATTAATGCAAGATATATGACGAGTTTGTGCATGACAGTTTGTTTATTATAATGCTATATTATAAACAATTTATAAAGTTGAATAGATAAATCAACAGTAATGGATAAAAAATATAGAGTAGTGTCCAAGATTAGTAGTGGGAAGTTCGGGGATGTATATAAAGGTGTTTTTATGCGAACGTCAGAACCGGTTTCGGTTGCTATCAAAATGGAATTCTTGGACACGGATGTTAAAACATTGAGTCAAGAAGTGGTATTACTGAATTATCTTTATGAAAAGGGATCGCGCCACACACCTTGTATTCATTGGTATGGAAAATATAAAAATCGACAGGTCATGGTGTTGCCATTATATGAACAAACGATTGATAAATGGTATGAGCAAGACCCCGAAATGTCCAAGATAAAATTGCCTAAAATCATGGCAAAAATGATCCATATATTACAAACCGTACATAAGGCAGGTGTAGTCCATCGTGATATTAAACCGCAGAATATTATGATATGTAATGATATTCCGTATCTTATCGATTTTGGTCTTGCTACGATTTATGTCGACGAAGACGGCAAACATTTGCGCCATGGTCAGGATAATAAACAAGATTACATTCTTGGAACGCCTAAATTTGTAAGCATGCATGTTCATAATGGATACTATGGAACTCGACGAGATGATATGATATCTTTGTGTTATGTATATACATATATTGTAAACAACGGGCAAATGTTTTGGGATCGTGTCCAAGAAGACACTTCTACTATCCCTCAAAATCACGATATTGGACATATTCTACACAAAAACAACCAATATATCCTGTCAAAAAAACGGGAGTATCATTCGTATTCAAACACCCTGTTTGAACACCTATATTCTCTAGATTATATGGATACACCTCAATATCCGATGATTTATGACACCTTTTTAACAATCTCTTCGAACAAATTGGGATTATAAACTAAATTTCCAGTGGGTTTATATTGATCCGTGGATGTATATACTTTTTTTTCCTTTTCACGACCCGGATTTTGACCTACGTTCAATATTTTGTTGTCTGGATTGTTATCAATTATAATCGGGTCATTTTGTACGACCTGTCCCATTTCATCCACACTTATACCGGTTTTCCTTCGATACTCATTTCTGACGTAAGTAGGAATCCAACTTGACCAAGATACGAATAGCGTATTTGGATGAATATACCGAATATAAAACTTATTTGCTTCCAATTTTGCAATTACATAAGCAATACAATCGGCCTTGTCATAAACTGGTTCGCCAAATATATACTCGGGAATAGTAAACCATATATGTTGGTCGGTATTTTTATTACGTCCTGTTAATTTTATGCGCTTGTGTATTCGGTTTAAAATTTTGTTAAATATCGACACTTGACGTAGATCACGACGTTGCTTGGTTTCGTACAATTCATCAATATTCACGTTATCGACTTTATCACTATCGTCTGTATATAAAAAGCAGGACATGTCCTTATTATATTATTGATTACAAAAAATAATATAAAATTTTCAGCAATATTTATGCATATGCAATGCAAAAAGAAGCAACTAAAATAAAACATATTGTATTATCAGGTGGTGTGACTAATGGGTTATCTACGTATGGTGTTTTACGTGAATTACACAATAAACAGGTATGGGATATAAAAAATATACAATCCATTCACTGTACATCCGTTGGTTCGATAATAGGAATGGTAGTGTTATTAAACTATGACTGGAAATTCTTGGACGATTTCTTAATAAAGCGTCCATGGGGTGACGTTTTTAAAACCGATCTCAACGCATATATAGAAGCCTATGATAATTGTGGTTTGTTTGACATATCCGTGATTGATAAATGCGTTCGCCCTCTCCTCACAGCAAATAATATATCAATGGATATAACCTTGTCTGAATTTTTCGTAAAGACTAATGTCGATTTATGTATATACACCGTCAACATGACGACATTTGATCTCGTGTGTTTGTCACATAAAACACACCCCGATTGGAAATTGTTAGACTCTATATATGCATCTTCGTGTGTACCTATGTTTTTTCAACCTTTAATACAAAACGGTGAAATATATTTAGATGGTGGATTGCTGGCAAATTATCCATTGGGTGAGTGCATTAAGTGTACCCATGCGCACACCGATGAAATATTGGGTATAAACATATACAACACCCAATCAGATATATATTGTAAACCGATTGAACAGATGCCCAATATGATGGACTATATGACTCATCTTTTATGGAATGTAGTTCGCCAGTTGCGCCCACCCAATCAAGAATTAGATATAAATAATGAAATTACCATCTCCGTAGACGGGTTTACATTATATGATTTATTGAAATTTGTAAATGAAAAGACACATCGTAAGGAGCTTATCCAAAAGGGTGTTTTGTTAGCCCAAGAATACTGGTATAAATCTAATTCAGAGCAGATTCTATGAAGGATTTTAAACTGGTTTCGGTTATACCCGCGTCAAAATCGACACGTTCATTATCCTTTATCATGATAACGGTTGGATATCCGTTTATGCTATATTTCTGAATCAAATCATTTTCACCGTCTGTGCAATCGATACTTTGGCAATCTAGCTTGTAATGTCCAATCTCTTTTCCGTTATATTCTTTTGCGAATGAATCCCACTCAGGTTTAGCATTCTTACAGTGTGGGCACCAATCAGCAGAGAAAAAAAGAATTTGAGCCTCTGATATTCTTCGGTTGTTATTCGCAATATCACTTGTTTTCAAATTTTCAATAGTAGATTTAAGATACCATCTATAAGCCAGTATCGCAGCAACTATAAATATAATCGCCACAAAACATACAGTCAAAAGGGTTTGCATAGGTTTAACATGATTAACATATAAGGTATTAAAAATAGAATTTTGCATTATATATTGTATAGGGGTAATATAACTCAGAGTTATGACTAAAACAAAGAAATCCCGAACAACATCCAATAAAACGCGTAAAAAACGGGTATATACAAAACGACAATATGATTCCAATGATGGAATGTTGACGAGTGTGTGGGGACCAAGTGCATGGCATTATTTACACACGATAAGTTTCAATTATCCAGTTAAACCATCCTGTAGAGATAAACAAAACTATCGCGCGTTTATTATGAATCTACGTGATACATTGCCCTGTGGCAAATGCAGAGTTAACTTGTGCAGTAACTTTAAAAAACAACCATTAAAGATGTGCCATCTGAAAGATCGAAAATCGTTCTCTAAATATGTATATGATTTACACGAGTTGGTGAACAAGATGTTGGGGAAAACATCGGGTCTATCTTATAATGATGTTCGAGAAAGGTATGAGCATTTTCGGTCTCGTTGTACAATAAAAAAATCGGAACAATTACCTGCCACGGTGAAGGTGAAAGAAAACGGGTGCACTGAACCCGTCTATGGTGAAAAATCAAAGTGTGTTATTCAAATCGTACCTCAGACAAAAAAATGCAATACGTTTCAGATGGACGATGCATGCAAGAAACGTCGTGACTGAGTAATATATTATAGCAAAGAATATATATATTAATAAATGTCTGAACCATTTGATCCTGTATCAACTTTAATGGAGAATCGAGCATATAATTTAGAGAAATCGGAAGAAGAGGAAGAAAGGGAGATAGAAGGGAAGGATGTTCCCGAGGAATTCGTGACCAAATGTTGTTCTGAGGCACCAAAATCTGAATCCACAGTCGAACCTGAATATATTCCATTCTGGAGCGAAAATCCCAATGTTATATTTAATCCGGTATTTTTGTTCGAATTTTTTCCAGCTGAAACCATGACATTTAATCAAAAACTGAATGCGATCACACGAACCGTTCTCATTATGACGGTTCTGTCATATATTTATACGAACAATACACGAGTTATAACCATATCAGTCATCACCATTGTGTGTATATTTTTGCTTCATTATTCAAATAATCAAACCGAGAAATTTACACAGATGTATGATCGCCACGGTCCGATTGTAGATGTGAAGGGAAATCCGGAGACTGCATTTTCGAAACCCAGTGCAGAGAATCCTTTGTCGAATGTTCTTCTCACGGATTACGACTATAACGTAAATAAACGACCTGCACCTCCTTCTTTTACGCCTACGGGGCGCAATACCATTGTCGAAGAAACCAAAAATACGATCCAGAAATTGAATCCCGATCAACCCAATATTGACAAACGATTATTTAACGATGTGACGAGTAATTTAGAGCTCGAACAATCTATGCGTCAATTTTACAGCACTGCGAACACAACGATACCGAATGATCAAGGTGGGTTTGCCGAATTCTGTTATGGTGACATGATTTCAGGAAAGGAGGGTAACGAGAGTGCATTAACAAGACATAATCCCCGATATATGAATTATTAGTTCCATGACATATTATATATGTATTAATTATATATATCCTATGTCTAACAACTATTCATTTTATAACGCAGGTCGATTAGCAAATGATTCTACTGTTCAAACTCAACAGACTATTCAAAACGACCGCTATGCAGAATATACAACGACGAATTATTTTAGTGATAATGCAGTTGATGCACAGGTCTCATTTGCAACTCAACAACCTGCTGTAATGCCTTCCGGTGACGCGGTTGGATGCAACACGATTGATACAGAATCTGAATTATTGCATAAAGTGGAGAACGAACGTGCTTTAGGACGTTTGAACTTGATGGAGCGTCCATTTCTAACCGTTCCTTATTTAGGACGTGGTTCAGTTGATCCTGCATTGGAACTTCGTTTACAAGAAGGTGAACCCATGATGGAAAAAAAGAGTACATCTACAGTTATGGCGCAGAGTTTTATGGGTTATACGATGTATCCTATAAACAATGATATGGAGAACCGTGTTTCTGACGCAAAACATACGGTCGAAGAAAGTGCAATGAAAGGATGGATTCGTGGCGGTGCATCTACTCGTGCATCACCTGACGAAGAATTGTCCAGTAAAGGTCGCCCATCCAACTCATCCTTTTAGACAATTGATAATGGGTATATGAATACCAGTAAAAAGGGTATAAATAGACGAAATCAATTATAGGATATTATGGATATACCCTATAATTTAGACATCGAGGACATTTCCTATGATGGGGACACCGAATTTAGACAGGTATTTAGAACGATTTTTTTAATGTCATCGTCACCAGATACATCGTCAGAAATTGATCCCATAACTCAAGATGAGAATGATTATGATGCAGAGAAAGTATCATTGGGAATGGATTTTGTATTTAACCACACTCGTGACAACTCCTACTTTCAAGTTCTGTTTGATTATGCAGCAGCAAAAATGATGTCGGTTGACCAAGAAATTGGTCTGTCGGTTTTATTTTCATATGATTATTTTGCATCCTTTCACAAATGTTTTGTGCAATATATGCAAAATAAAGAGGCGTTTGATGATTCATACGAATCATATAAAAAAATGTATAGAAAAATTAAATAGGTATAGTATAATAATGGCATCCACACGAAATAAAAATACGATGGGTAATTATCAAGCAGAGCAGCGCGCGTATATTCACCAAGCATCTTATTGTGTGGATCCTGCACCTCATGTTGCCGAACACACTATGCTTGCCGGGTACGGTTTAATACAAGGTCATTTGCCAGACACTAAGTTGTCCGAAAATCCAAACGATATTGAATCTTTTTTATTTGGGATTGGGTCTACTAATTTAGTTACTCCTAAAGAACCCGTTAAACCTGAACTCAATCACCTTCAAGCACTTACCATGATTGGTGAACCAAGACCGGTTATTATGCCTCGCAATTTTGAACCGTTATTAGACCAAAGACCTACACAAAATTGAATGAATTTATATAGATAAATACAATATAACCATATTTATCTATATAGAAAATAGAAAATGTTCCGATTTACTCCATCTAACGTAACAACCCGTCAATCCAAAAAGGCGAACATTATTCTCCAGCAAGCAAATGAAGACTCGGATAATGACGATTGCGGAGGACATGTTGACGAAAACAGACACATCACAAAAAATCATAATCATATTTATTATCATGCAGAAGTGGACCGCGGTTCCGTGTTTGAATTGATTGAACACATTCGTAAGGCAGAAATAGAAAATATTATGCTGGCACACAATATGAGTTGTGACCCCATCCCAATCTATATCCACATCAATTCATTTGGCGGTTCTGTATTCGACGCTTTGACTGCAATTGACGTGATTAAAGCATCCAAAGTTCCCGTACATACCATCATAGAAGGAGCCAGTGCATCTGCCGGTACACTAATAAGTATTGTGGGAGAAAAACGATACATTCGCCCCAATGCACACATGCTTATTCACCAATTATCATCTGGATACTGGGGAAAAATGTGCGAATTAGAGGACGACTTTGAAAATAATAAAATGCTCATGGATAAAATCAAAAAATTATATGTCGAAAATGCGAACATACCCAAGAAGGAATTAGCCGAGGTGTTAAAACATGACCTATGGTGGGGTGCAGAAAAGTGTATTAAATACTCACTTGCAGACGAGTTATGGGAACGAACGTAAATAAATAAAAACGAAAGAAATTTTACCCTTTTTATTTATTGTGAGAATAACCATTTGTTTTTATTGCTTTCTTTTGGTACTTCTGTTTTATGCGCAGATCCCATCGCAAACTCTTCCTCGGTAATAACATCAGACCCCTCCATAAGAGGAGTATTTTCTTCGACAGGTGTGGGCAATATAGAAGCAATCATGTATTTTAGTTTGTCAAATAGCATGAATGATATATATATACTGACCAGTGTATAAAATATTCAAAAATAATGACATGACTCAGTTAAACGACACCACAATTTTTACATGTTCCTTTTTAATACATTTACATGCAGATATGGACAATTCTTCGCGTTTTTTTCGTGTTTTACCATTTGCGGTTGGTTTAATTGTGATATTTGAGTCTTCCATGCTCGTATTCCGTTTTTTTGAAATACTATTGCGTTCATTCATATCTTGTTCTATTTCGTCAATGTGCTCTTGTATGTAGTTGATGATCTTACATTCAATCGCCCATTTGAACAAGGTTAATTGACCAATCGTAGTTTCCATTGAACTATTTTCGTTGTATGGGATGGTTATACGATCCCATCGGCAAAAAGTATCAAACCGCCGCTTTGAATATGCCTTCAGTTTTAATTTATATTCATTATGAACTTTAAACCGCGTTGTTCTTCCATCGTCTGTTTCCAAATCATACACAGTATAATATTTTTTTGAATAATTCGTCACAAACCAGTCTACCAATCTTAGAGAAATAGGTGATTCTCCGTTGATTATACTCATAATGCGTTCTAATCTCGTCTTGTCTTTGTAAAAATCCATTAGACATTTTAATAGGAGTTCGTTTTGTGTATGGAGTTTGTCGGAATGATAAATGCGACTTGTCATGTTTGTTGGATATTGTATGAGGGGCATTTTTATATTCATTTTATCGCAAAATATAATTCTATATGCTTATGATATTTATTGACAATGTCCATTTCATTTGATGAATTCGACCAATCTATAAAACTCATTTCTGACCTCGTATATGAAACCGAATTGGTACACTATAAAGATAATCCAAAAAACGAAGGAGGAAAAACGTCAAGATGCATGTAATCGAAAACAAAACAACGTGAACGTCTCCGAACAAAGTATGGTGATGAAGAGTATAAACAACGCCGAGCAAAAGAACTTGCAGAATATAGACTAAAAAACGCGAAGGCGATAAATCAATGTAAAAAATAATTATTATAATATTCAATTATTTTTTATTTGTAGGTCACAATATTATCTGTAGGTCACACCCATTCCGATCAATTTGAGTACGCAACCCCTCCCATACCACTCATTACACGCAAGATGTTGTAACTGGTAGCATAGACACGGACCTTAGCAGTGGCAGTTCCACCAACAGTGGCCGAAGAAAGGACAAGTTGAAGAGTAGCATTATCGATTCTGGAGAAGTTGCATGTTCCAGAAGGTTGGTGTTCCTCAGGGCGGATAGCAAAAGAGTACACGTTGATACCAGAATCAGGAGCACGAGTGTGGTGTTGATAAGGTTGGACAACGTCGAAGTAAGTACCCTCACGTTCAGAGAAACGGTCCTGACCGTTAAGCTGCAACTTAGCAGTCACAACTGGGTTCTCACCCCAGCAGTGCATGTCAAGGGCAGTCTCGGCAAGAACGAATGTTCCGGCATCAGACACGTAAGAACCTTCAGTGGTGTTGGAGTTGAAAACACCTCCCCATTGTTCACCGGCAGTTTCAGTACCCATGGCTCCAGGATCTTGGAAAAGACCACCCGAAGTGATGAAGGCATTGGCACCAGAAGTCTCAGTTGGACCACCGAAAGCGTGAACAGCGTTGGGTAAAGCATCGATAGCGTCAGTGTAGTTAAAGGGTTGAGCACCCAAAGTCTTGTATAGAGTCTGACCACCTTCTAGAGATGAGCAGTAGTCAACGTTGGCGTCAGGTTGAACAACCCAGACAAGTTCCTTACAGGGGTGGTTGAAATTCAACTTTATCTTATTCGATGAGCTACCCACACTCTCGTCGCCTGTAAATTGGAGTTGCTCGAAAAGATATTCGTGAGGATTCTGTGCCATTCTTCTGCGCTCGTCAGTATCAAGGAAGATATAGTCGATGTAGAGGGAAGCAGCAACGAGAGATTGCTGGTAGGCGGCAGATGTTTGTTGGTTACCGGTTGTTGCAGCAAGGGTCTTCACAGCCCAGAGGCACTCACCAATTGGGCGGAAATCAATGTTGACCTTGACTTCGTGGTATTGAAGGGCAATGAGTGGAAGGGCAAGTCCAGGGTTGTTACAAAACCAGAAGTTAAGAGGGATGTAAAGAGTGGTCTCAGTAAGGGCGTTGCGAGGAGCACAAACCTGAGAAGGACCACCGGCAGCAGAACAAGGACCAGAAACATCAGCAAAGGATGGGTCAGTGATGTATGTAAGCTGAGTAGTGTTTCCAATCAACTGGTGGTAACCACGTTGTTGCTCGGATGATTGAGTAAGTTGGTTCCAGATATGCATCCAATCACCATATTGACGGTCAATGCGTTGACCACCGATCTCAACCTCAACCTGAGCAATAAGCTGTTCACCAATGTAGTCCAACCAACGAGCATAAACAGGCTCTTCAGCAGTTGCACCCATGTTCTGGTTAATTTCAGGAAGAGTTACCTGAAGATATGTGCGTCCGCACAAATCACCGTTACGGCTAATTGTGCAGGTAACTCGGCGACCAAAGTCGGCCTGTCCGGAAAAAGTCTGCTCAATAGACTCCATAGCAAAGTTAGTATGGCGTCTGTAAGAGACCTTCCAGAATGTAATCTCGGGAGTTCCTGTGAGGAAAACGTCTTGGGCGCCATAGGCGACAATTTGCATAAGAGCTCCAGCCATTTCTATATATCTTTGTTTTAGAAAATAATTTGAAAAAAACGGAATTAATTCGATTTTTTAAACTCGGGCAACTGATAACGAAAATCACTATCTTTAAACCGTTTTAGTAAGTATTATACACTACTATTTCCGAAAAACAATAAGAAATACGGTAAAAGGATCGTTTTGCGTTTTTGCTAAATAAACCTGGAACTACTCGAACAAAGAGTAAATAATGGGAATCATTTATTTGGTATTTGGCACTGTGATATTTTAAACTGTACCATTTTTTACCCGTTTTACGGTTGTTAAATGGATGAAAATTCGTCAATATTGAAGTTCTCAGTCACAAATGTTTCCAAATACTTATCCTCGAATATTTCGCGCCTACCTTCGTGCTTTTTTACAAATACGAACTGTTTTTGTGATTTACTTACGTTCCATCCTCGTTCTAACGCATTCATTACAAAAATCATCCGTTTTAATTGCCGTGGTGATATTTCTAAATTCTCAAACTCCTTCATGTATATCGTTTTAGGAACTTCACACATTTTTAATTCGTTTATCTATATCGTTATTTAGTATTACCCCACTAAACGATTTATATATGCCTTAAATATGGATATAAACGAAACACGATTTAATTATCGTATATGCAAAAATCTACCAACAAACGCCTTGAACATAAACAAATCACTTCTATCGACGAAAAACACGGTGAGTTGTTAGAATCGTTTCATATTAACGAAACTGTTAACATACCACAATTAAAGAAAGAAATCAGTGAATACAAAAGAGACCTCACAGACCCTAAATTATCCATCGACCAAGTATTAGATATCCAAGACAACATACGCGAAAAGAAAGCAACGATTAAAACATTACTCAATCAAAAAAAACTATATTTGTTAGATAACTCAAAATATATTTTTGATTATTTTGAACAGAAACAGCAAATATCAGATAGCAATTCTGAAAGCAATGTAACAATCCTCAATTCGTTTTTTAAAGTTAAATCTAACGAGGATAAAAAATTAGATACTAGTTCCTATGTTCAATCAAAAAAAATGTATCATGACTATTGGAAAAATGTAAATAATGAATTTACCAATATGCAGGATTATATAAATACAGGTGACACATGTATAGTTTGTAACCTTGGGGAAATGGTGGCACAAGATGAAGACGGTGTAATGATATGCAATAATGACAAATGTGGACGGTTTATTCAATATATTGCAGATAGTTATAAACCCAATAACAAAGATCCGCCCAATGAAGTTTCTTATACAGCATACATCCGGTTGAATCATTTCAAAGAAATTTTATCCCAGTTTCAGGCGAAGGAGACCACGCAAATTCCCGAAGACGTGGTTGAAGCTATTCGCGCTAGGATTAAAAAGGAACGAATTACGAATATAAAGCAAATTACATACGATAAAATGCGCGAAATATTACGCAAATTAGGGTTTAATAAATACTTTGAACATATTCAATATATTAATTCGCTTTTTGGTGTAAAACCTCCTATTATGAACGAGGAATTGCATGAAACATTGTGTGTACTTTTTATTGAAATCCAGAAGCCTTGGGCCATTCATTGTCCTCCCAATCGAACCAATTTTTTCAATTATACCTATACGTTGTATCAGTTATGCACATTGCTCGATCAAACGCAATATCTACCGTATATTCCTATGATGAAGGATCGCGAAAAACAGTTAGAACAAGATATGATATGGAAATTGGTATGCAAAGATTTAGATTGGGGGTTTTTTCCGACCGTATAGATTGGATCATGACAAATCAAATTTACTACAATTTCATTTGTCTGCATATTGTAATATGTACACTATATTATTTCATGTATCGGGTATTGCATTGCTTGAATTATGTTTTTATTTTTACTATATAGGTCCGATGGAAACCGATATTTTTACGCACACTGTGAAGAAATTAGTGGATGAACCGATCGATATCTTTACACCCAATGCAGATATTATACCCTTTATTCCAAACACGGATTCGTCCAAGTGCGATAACTATATGTATGATATGCGACAGCAAGGTGTTTCTCGTAGAGAAGAAAAAAATCACGATTTGTTGATGAATACTATGAAATATTGGACTCTGTTTTTTGCCTCTAGTTGTTCATTGGTCATTTTATACAAATGCGGATGTTATATGCATAATATGAGAACTACTCAAATTCCGGTTCATGCTCCAAAGGAAACTGAAATAGTTACGATACGTTCCCGCAAGGATTCCACCGACAGCGATGATTTAACCGTTGACCATCGCCTATTATATAAACACGAATGTAACCTTTTGAATGATCATACGAATGACCATACTAAAACGACCTATGAATCCATCATATCCTACTGCAATTCTTATTATAATTCTGATTTTGAAAATACCTATTTATACAAAACTATATACTATACGCTTTATGGAGCATGCATATTATCCTTTCAGTATTTTTTCTTTCAAAACGTGGTGTATTATTATACACCGCTCACAATCGAAGAAGTCAAATACATTATTTATCATAATTTAGATTCTGATATAAAGCATGCTATGTTTCGGATTTGTGATAATATACCGGTTTAATTGTTGATACAAAATTGGGATAAAAAAGCATCCGAGTTCGGCATGCGCCCCAATAGTTCTTTCATCATATTCAATCCGGTTTCAGTACCCCCTCTTTCTAAAATACAGCGCCTGTAATGTAAACCGGTTGGTTTGTCAAATAAGTCTCCCGATTCCTTAAATAGATTGAATACTTCGGCAGCATATGCTTCACTCCATATATATCCATAATATCCACTTTCATATCCCCCCATCATATGTCCAAAATTTGCTGCCAGGCAATTATCCGTGTGAATTAATGGACTCATCGTGGATTGCAATTCACTGAAAGAAGTAACTGCATCAATATATTCTGTTGATGTATGCAAATTCATGTCGTATTTTGCCAATGTCAATTGACGAATATAGTGTAGTCCATTAAATAAGTGTTTATTTGCCTTGATTTTAGCCATGATATCGTTCGGCATCACTTCATTTGCATCATATTTATGACTAATTCTAGCAAGAAAATCTTTTTCATAACACCAATTCTCAAGCGCCTGACTCGGACATTCTACAAAGTCGCGCTCTACTGCTGTACCACTAAACATACTGAATCGGTTTTTACTCATCAATTGATGGAAAATATGTCCTAATTCATGGAAAAATGTCTCTACCTCACCAAAGGTTAACAAACTCGGTTTGTCTTTGGTTGGACGAGAAAAATTGCATACCATGGCAGATACCGGAGTACTTCTTACACCTTCCGTCATATATGCAGGCTTTATTGTAAATGCGGCAGCATGGCCATATTTGCCTTCTCGAGGATATAAATCAACGTAAAAATGACCTATAATGTCATCTGCATTGTTATCTATCGCATCATCATGCACACAATAACATCGCACAGATGAATGCCATGTTTGTGTAGCATCTATGTTTTCGGTTTCATCGGTAATACGTAAATGAAAAATTTCTTCAAATGTTCCAAGTAATTTGGGAAGGACTGTTTCGAGAGGGAAATATGTTTGAACCAACTTTTGGTCCAAGTTCAAAACCTCCTTCTTGAACCTATTAACATAATACCCTACATTCCATGACTCCATCTTTGATTTGCCAAAATGCTGGGATAATACATTAGCGTCTGTTTGTGAGGTTCGTCTGACAACATCCACCATTCCATTCAAAAACCGATTGACCTCTTCCGGGTTGGATGCCATTCGGCGATAAGAAAGCACATACTCGGCATAATTTTTATATCCCAATATCGCAGCCTTCTGTCTACGTAGACCTAGCATTTCCTGCAAACGTTCGTGATTTTTTTCGTGTTTTCCCACGTTACCTACTTTTTCACTTAGTATTTTTCGTGTTGCCTCCACATTGCAATATGGCATCACTTTATTAACATGGTCATATTTTGTAGTCACCTTGTACTTTGTTTCTGTTGCGGATTCTATATCCAATGTTTCTATAAAATCAATGTCAACACCATCCAATTCTTCTCGCGTAAATGACACAAAATCATTATTATTGTTTAGAACTGCACTGTACTCCAAGGACAAATTTGTCATTTCTTGGTTTATTTTCTCTAGTTTATCACGTTTTTCTTTTTCCAAATGGATACCTCGTTGCTTGTATGCATCCACTGTCCTTGACATAAATAACGTCTCCTCTATATCAAACTCATCCTTAAATTGATCATTAAATTTTGATATCGTATGATATACATCGGTGTCCATCGCCCATTTATTTGCAAATTCAGATACTTGTTTACTTGATTCTAATGCGGCATCACGGATTTCCTTGTCCGGATGAACATGTTGCATAAAATCAT